TTACAGCCCCGTATATTGCGGCGACTCGACAACTGGCGGCGGACCCCAAGCGGGTGCATTGAACGGAATCTCCACCGGATCGCCAGCCTTGTTGACAACTAGCCGGCCGCCATTATCGAGTAGCTGTATGCCGTCTTCGCGTGGAGTGGTGACCCAATGGGGCTTCGCCTTGACCATGGCGAGCCATTGATCCGCAGTCACCCCGTTTGATAATTTGGGCACCTGGAGTGACGGCACATCGAGCCGGTTCATCATCGTGCCAATATTGGCACGGACACTATCCTCGAACTGAGAGGGAACCCGTGGGCCGCCATATTCTGAGAGGAAGGCGTATTTGCCCAACACGGCCGTCACCGCATCGCTCGCCGGGTTGCCGCTTCCCTCATAGGCTTCCTTCGAATAGGCCAGTGTGTGGACGGCCTGGATGAGTGAGTCGATTTGGTCTTGTGGCGCGTTGGACTCCATCAGCGAGTGAACAAAACTTTTCATTGTCGTGTCACCCAAGAGGGCGGTTTTGATCTTCCCCATTTCCTGACTGCCGATCGTGTCGTCCCAAAACTCTTTTGCCTTAGGCCCGCTCTCTTTAATCGCGCCTCCCATACCACGTGCGAGCAGTGCCGCATTGTGCGGGTCTCCAGTTTCTTCCAAATGCTGGACAATCTGATAAGCCGCCGGGAGCTTCCCCAGCGTGACCGCATCGGCGAACACATCATTCCAGTGATCGCCCCATTGGGCTTTCATCGCCACCATGGCATCAGCAGATTTGGCAGGATCAGCCATGATATTGTGGGCGATCTCCTGAGCCTGTGCAGTGCTTACAATGTGCTGCATCGCCTTCGGCACTCCCATCTGGGCTTGACGAGCGCCCATTGCGGTCGCGTATTCATCGACACTCTGAGGGTTCTTGAAATCGAGTGCCTTGGCTTTCGCGTCCAACACGGGATCGATACGACGCAGGAAGCCAGCCGGATCAGCATCCTTACCCATTAGCTGTTGGTTCTGCGCCTTGGCAGCGGCATCGAAGTGTTCGACAATCTGTTTGTTTTTCACATACAAGTCGGGATTGGGATTTGCGTCCAAATCGTGGTGCAGCTTGTCGCTGATGTCCTGGATCTGCCTCGGGGTCATCGTGCGGATCTGCGTCGCGTATTGGCCGATCTGTTTGGCTTGATCGAGACCGTCGAGTGCCTTGTCGGCTTGATCGGGCGGCAAGTAGTGGCGGATCGTGTTCGGGTCATAGACAGTGGAAGCGTCGTTCTGCCCATCGGCGAGCTTCGCCGCGACCCCGGGAATCCAGCGTTCCATCTTGCGCCGTTCCTCAAAGGAGCGGGCGTTCATTTCCTCAAAGGCTTGTCCGATCCGCGCCATAGCGGCGTGCCGGACTTCCGGCGGCGCATTGGGCGGAATCATGTTAATCATCTGTTCCCTAGAGGGGAACGGGACCAATCCTTTCGCGGCCTGTTGGGCGGGTGCGGATGCCGGCACCTTCTCGCCAGCTACCGTATCGGGACTCGCATACGCGGCTGCCTGCGCATCGTGCAGTTTCTCCGCATAGGCGGTCGCATGTTCGGGTGTGTCGAACTTGCCGAGGAATTGTCCGGTCTTCTTGTATTGGTCGATTGCCTGTTGATCGGAGAGGATGCCCGAACCATCGGCGGCCACGGTCGGAATGAGAACTTCCTTGCCATCCTGATTGAAGCTCATCGATCTCACGGTGCTGATCGAGCCGTCTGCGTTCTTTACGACCGGCCGATTGGCGAGGTCGATGTTGCCCTTGTCGAGTAGACCGGGAGCCGCCCCGGTTGGAGCACCAGACTCGCCAGCGCCAGTCGGCGGAGATTGAGTCGCTGCGGTTGACTGCCGGTATGTCTGATAAGCCTGTTGTGCCTGTTGCACCATCTGCGGATAGGAACCGACCGGATGGACGAGTTCGCTATCCTTTTCAGTGCCCCGTAGCGGGCCAGCGAATGCGGCACCGCCCGAGTTCGCCATTTCGCGAAGATTGTCATTCAGGGGTAGGAGATCGGCGCGCTTACCCAGACCGAGCACGGTGACCGATTTGGCCCCGCCCTTCTTGAGAGCGTCGATCTCCTTCGGAACTACATCAATCTGGCCGGGTGCATTAGAGACACCAGTGCTCAGTAGGATATCCTGACCAGCAAAGTAGCCGCCCGGTCGGGAGTCGATGAAATCCAAAACCTGTTGCGGCTTCCGCGATACCGCTGCGTCCTTTTCGGTCTCAGCGGGACTCTTGCCCCATGAGCCTTGGACGCCGTGTTGTATGGCACCAGCGGCAATCGAGTCGCCGACACCACGGAACTTGACCGGACTCGTGTCGTTAGGCGAACCCTGTTCTTGTTCGGGTTGCTGGCGGCTGCCGGAAGTGCCGAGCCGGGCGAGGACGCCGCCCACATAGGATGAGGTCGGGAACCCATTGCCGTCTTTTTTGTCGGCGATCCAAGGTGTAGGGCTACCCGGCGGAGCGACATTGCCCGGCCCGGAGAAATAGGCGACAGCGACGCGCGAGGCATCGCCATTGTAGCGTTGAGAATAATCATCGATCAGCCGCCCGCTGACCGCCATTCGATCCTTTTCGTTGCTGTAGCTCTCGCCAGCCTGCTTGTGTTCGTTAAAGGTCCCTTCAAGGATTTGAGATTGTCCGCTAGCACCTTGAATGCTGACCGAGTTGGGGCCGCTGCCTTCCTGACCATAGATGGCCGATTGGAGAGCCGAACTGCCGCCCTTGCCGCCCGGAACCGGCGCACCCTTGTAGGAGGGCAAAGGGCCGCCATTCATCCAGTAATTTATGATCTGGTCACTCAGTTCTTTACCATCTTGCGTGCGACCGCGTGTTTGAGCTTCGTATTCCTCCCGCTTTACCGTGTCGTTCAGTTCACGGAACTTCAACGGATCGGCTTGCGGACCATACTTATCGAGAATGGAATGTGCGGTGGTGTAGTCGCCACGGGCAACAGCCCCATTGACCCGAGCTTCGATGTTCGTGGTGACGGCGTGTTGTCTCAGGCTCGCCCGCCTATCATCGGGGACGATGCCGTATTTGAGTTGTTCGTTCTGGACCAAACCGTTCGTGGCACGATCAATGTCGCTTTCGGCAATCTGATCGTTGCTGTAGTTGAGCGACGAACTGGTATGCGCGGACGCGATCAATGAATTGTTTGTCTCTTCGGCGTATTGCTTTTGCGCCTCTAACCCGAAACGGAACACTTCGTCAGTGTGGCCCATGTAGTAGCGACGGGCTTCCTGATTGTATGTGTTTCTTGCGACCGGATTTGTCAGCGTGTTGCCGATATCGTTATAGGCTTTTTCCATCTCCGCTGTTGCGGCTGGCAATGCGTCGAGGGCTTCCCTGCCTCTCAGGTTAAACAAGCCTTTGTTGGCATCGGTGCCGTCTCCACGCAGGATGGTATTGACGGCTTTCACATATTGGTCGGTGCCCGCGTTGGCATCCGTGGTGTTCTTAACACCCTGGATATTGAGAGCAGCTTGACCTAGTTCATTCGAGCCTTGTTCAATCCGAGCACCAGCTTGTTGTTCAGCCGCCCCTTGTAGTCCGCCAAACTGTCCGGTATCGGTTTGTATGCGCTGATAATCATCCAGCGGCCCCTTGGGCGTCTGCACGTCCGGGTTTTGCACGATGCTGGGGGAGTACCCAATAATCTTTGCCATTAGTAGAGGCCCCCGGTTCCACTAGACGCGCCACCGCCAACAAACGGGGTGAGACCATTGGTCTGCATCCACGCGTATTTCCCGGTAAGATTGCTGGCCCCTTGGAGGAGTGAACCGCCGGCACCGATCAAACCGGCAATGGGAGCTTGTGCCGCCTTCTGTGCCTCAAGCCCGGCAGTCGCGCCGAAATTGCTTGCCTGTGTCTGATAGCCGTATTGCTGGAGGGCAGCTTCTTGAACTGTGTTTTCGGTGCTCAGCTTGCCCGTCTCTCGCATCGACACCCCGATATCCTTGGCCGATCCCGAATTGGGATCGATGTAGCCGGCCCCAAAGGCGGCCTTGGCTTGCGAGGATCGTTCGGCATTGGCGAGGCTGACCTGTTCGGCCTGAGTCGCGCCCGCCTGGGCGGCATATTCTTTGTTCTGTTCGGCTACCGTTTGGTTATTGATCGCTACCTGAGACTGGTATTTGGCTTCGGCGGCTTGTGCATTGGCAGACTGGATCTGACCCAACACACTAACTCCGGTGCCCACGCCACCCGCGATAAGGCTCGCCGTTGCCAATGTGGTTGCGGATATCGGATCAAATCCCATTACTCAAATCGTAGCTCCCTGTATGTGAGTCCAGTCTGCGCAACAAACTCGCCGACGATCTTGAACCCAATCATTTGCAGGAACCGAAGCCCCTGCGTGTAGAAATCCGCACAACGACCCGCGACAGGCTTGCCCATCGCCATGCTGGTTAATTCCTCCCGGCACCGTCGCACAACCTCAAAGGGATGCCGGGTAACCAACTCGGTAGTGAGTAACCAGCCGCCCCATTCGCGATCCATAAATGATCCGGTAATCCCAGCGAGAACGGCAAGCTCCCCGTTGAGGGTTGCCGCCTTTGCTTGAACCGACCTGACCAACAAATCCTGCATGGCAAAATCCAATTGCGGTTCGGTCCATCCCAATCCCAATATCTCGGCAAGTTCGTCCTTTCGGAGTTTTTGCCGCATATCCTGAATATGATCGGAACGCGCCGGAACGATCTCGTATCGCATCAGATATTTACAAATCCGGCATTTAGCCGCGAGGCTGCTGCGGCTGCCGTTGTTGTTTCTCGCTCTCCGGGGTGACGACCGCTTCCGGCAAGTCGCCTGGGTTATACATCGGGACGATATCCAGGATCGTCATCGGCAAGGGCAAATCTTGCTGCATCGCCACCTGTCCGGGACGCCGCCATGCCGCTTGAAGGTTTTTATATTCATCCCCGGTGAACAGGTTATTGACGGTCTGTCCGCCTGGACTCGTATAGGTGGAACCCTGTGAGGGAACCACGAACATGCTAGACCATGCCGGGTTAATCACTGGCGGAGACAGGGTTGAACCGTCTACCTGATTGGTGCCCATCTTGAAGTTGCCAGTATCGGCCACCCGGACCGTGCATGCCTGGATCGACTTGCGCCGACCCTGAGCGGTCGGCTGCCCGTCATCCAGGTAGATCGATTGGAGTTGCGCCGTAAAGGGGAACCCGATCTTCACATCGCTTGCCGCAAATGGCAGCGTGACATTGCCCGAGGCAGAAACGGTGAGGGGACCAATCGGAACCCCATCCGCCACTCCGTAGCCGAATTGACCCACAAGATGCTGTAACCCGCCTATTGTGGTCACATTTACAGTGACGGACCATGCACCCGCCGGTTGGTTCCGAGGTAGGATCGTGTTCGGGATGGTGTTCTGGCACGGAAATAGCCAAGTCCCGATCACCTGACTCGCACTCACATACGACGTGATGGTAGCGATGCCGCCACCCATGCGGATCGTCTGTCCGACATGAGCGGGAACCCAAATCGAACTTAATGAAATAAAAGTGACACCCGCGCCGCTTGCGGCGTTGGCGACTATTCCACTGGCCGGGAATATCAGCGGGGTAGAGACCGCACAATCCACACACCAGGAGTCTTCAACCGAGTTCCATAGCCGGTTGTCCATCCGCTCGATACAAAAGATCGAACCGCTGGTCGGATTGTAAGGACGCTCAACGACCGCATAGAGCGCGTTAACGGGCGGCTCACTTACCTGTGCGAGACAGATAAAATTGCCCTGTGTGTCATGTCTGGCCCAAGCCGAAATCTCCTGTTCTTTGAGGAAGGTCAGCGAGAGCAAGGTGCCGTCATTTCTGACCATCCATAGGAGCTTGTAAGGCTCCTCGCACCATGCCCAGGACGTGATCGTGTAGCCCTGGAAGAGATGCGATGACAGAACCGTGAGATCGGTGCCGGTGTAGATGTTGGCAAAGAAATTATAGCTTAAGTCTCTGACAACGCTACCCCGACTCTGGATATACAAAATATCGTAGTTAATTACCACGGGCGGAACGGTGGTGTTGATTCCGTTATAGGCTTGTGGCACTGCCGCAATACTACTCGGTGTAATGGCTTGAACTGAGGTTGCGCCGAAAGAGCCTGGACCGAGGATTTGATACGCTTGGAGTCCGGTCAACACGACCAGCCCCCCCGGCATGGTCACAAGAAATTGGATGCCATTCACTTCTTGGGCAAATGGAGTGACGGTAATTGCATCGTCCGCCTGCGAGGGGATGCGGGTGTCGAAGTTAAGGAAGTCGCCCGGATGGGAGAACCACAAGGTATCCGGCTGGTTCAACGTCTGTGCGTAAGCCCGACGTTCCTGGAAATAGGCGACGCATCCCGGATAGGTTCCCGTGAGCGGTCCCACGTTCAATGTGGCTGTGGCCCCGCTACCGGTGCCGCTAGTAAAGACCACGGTATCGGTGTTGCGATAATCATGGCCGGGATCGAGAACCACAACGGCAGAGATAATTCCGCCGATGATGACGGGGATGCCCGAGAACCCGCTGCCGGTGCCGCTGGTTACGGTGACGGTATCGCCGGTCGCATATAAGGTTCCCCCATTGGTCATCGTCACCCATAGGATTTGACCCGGCGCAAAAGGGTTGCGGTGCACGGGCGGGACTTGGGCGAGATCCGGGGTGATATTGGAGTCGATGAATTGCGTCGAAAAGGTAAAGCCCACATATCCAGTAATCGATCCGGCCGGCGGAGGTAGCGCATCTGTGGTGCTTGCCGGCTTGGTGTTGTAGTTGGCGAGCGTGCGATAAACGTTGTAATAGGCCGCCCCTGTTACACCCGTCCACGCAACCACATTGGAGCCGGCGGTGACGGACATATCGACCCCATTGGTAACGACTGCCATGGGGGTGCCGATTGATTCTTGCGCAGTTGCCGCGTCTACTGCAGTGATCACATAACCGTAAGAACAGGGCAGGATATGCGGGGTTGTCGCCGTGGTGGGCTGCACGGTCGCAATCACGCTTACATTGGTCGGCGCGGTAATGAGGGCGGCGAAACTAGCCGCTGTGATCGTCCAGTTGTTGGTAGCGAACCGCTTTAGTTCCTGCGGTGGATAATTGGGATGGGTGAGCGACATCACGTCGGCGGATTGCGTGTATTTCACCAGCGGCATATCAGAAGCCACATACGGGGTGGTCAGCGTGAAGATGCGGGAGACGCCGCCTCCGCTCGTGTATGCGGTAAAGCCAGTCGCGTTGACGTTGTTGCCGTCGAGATCGAGCAACCCAAACGTGGTCGCAGTGAGGGCGTTGACCCGGTAGGTGTTGGCGTTCAACTGCGTCATGCCAAGGACGCCGTTGATGAAGACCCAATCGTTCGACGCGAAGCCGTGAGGGGTGCTAGTGGTGATCACGCACGGATTGGCCTGGGTGGCTCCAGTGATTGTTTTCGCCGCTTCCAGAACGTATGCGCCGTTCGAGACGACGCGCATGTAATTATCACCAAACTCCAGCACGTAGCCTTGATTGATGTTGAACGCGAACGGGATCAACCAAGGCGGGGAGTTCACACCCGGTATCTGTTTGGAGCGTCCGACGAATGCAGTGCCGGCCCGGCTAGTAGCGCCGCCTTTGAAATTGACGAACAGGTTCCGCATCGTTGCGGCGCTTGAGTGCCATTTTCCTAGATCGGTTCTGCCGAAAAGGTTGGGTGATATTTCTCCAGTCGAAAAGGCTGCCTGAATGAAGGGGATTGAAATGTAAGTCCGGGCCTCCGCACTTGTTGAAACGGGCGATCCGGATATTTACTTTTTTATGGCGTTTCAATTTGTCGGACTGTTCTTGTCATACCGCTTGCTAGCACTGACTCTCAGTTTTCGCTTTGGAGTCAGAGTGTGGAGCCGTCAGCAAAGTTGAATGAAGACCAGGAGGAACCGCAGGAGCCGCCTTCGTTCCATCCCTGATGGAAACCGGTGCGTGCATAGCGAGCACGTATCCAGGACGCGTCCCGGTTTAGTGTCGTCACTCCTTCATTGGCATTGGAAGCACGGGCCTGGATTAGGACCGCCCTGGCAATCGCCACCTGTTGGTTCAGCATCGCCATCGCGAGCTTCTTGTCTTCGACGACGGCCATAGCCAGCTTGGATGCCAGCGCAGCCACATATGCTTCTTCGAACTGTGCCGACCATTCGTCGGGGTCGTTGATGTCAGCGGTATAGACGACTTGGGCAGCCCGCACGTTGCTCAGGATGACCGTTGCCGACGCACCCAGCCCATAGGCACTACCATCGCCGAATTGGGTCACTCCCCATTGCGCCGTGACGATATCCGTGGCGACCACATAGGAAGCCGGGGCCATTCGGCTCATCTGATAGGTCTGCACGCTGCCGACGAACGGGATTGAACTGACCGCATTGCCCGAAACATTCGACGGCACACGGCCATTGATCGTGAACGCGTTGGGATGCGCGTAAAGGAAGGTTGCGGTGAAAGACGTTCCGGTTGTCGCAGTGACGGTAACGATCTCGGTATTCACGCCATCATTGATTGTCAGATAGCAGCCCGGCGTGATCGCCCAGCCGGCATCGCTGATCGTTCCGGACATTTGTGCCGGGGTGACCGTAGCCAAGCCGACCGCTACCGGTGTGCTCGAATAGGTGTAGAAATCCACGAACGGGGCGGATTGCTGCGGCACGAACCGCACTTGCAGGCAATCCGTGGGCATCAGGTATTCATAAAGAAATCCGTTTGGAACTTGCTGCCCAGCGGTCGCATCCTGGACCAGTTCCATGGTCACTTGCTTGCGGGCAAAATCCCAATGGGCAGCATTAAGAAGCTGTTGCCGCAACGGGACATATTGACGGCTGGCCGCTCTAGCGGCGACTGTGCCCTCTTCCATATCTCCTATTGCTTCGACGCCGAGGTAGTCGAGTGCCCGGTTAACAAGATCCGCTGGAAAGGTCACTCATTTATTCCTCACGCATAGCGGCTGTTTCGAGATCCTGTGCCGACTCCTGTACCTTCATTTTCAGAAGATCCGGAGACTGCGACAAAACCACTGCGGCCTTTTTGGCGAGCGTCTGGGTGACCACATCCACGAACATTGGTTCCCAAGTCGTCACGTCGATTACCCGGCCGGTGTAGACGGCAATAGCCGCCGGCATGTAGGTCAGGATGACTTCACTGGCTTGGCTGTTCGAGTTCAGAACCGAGGGGTCGTTCGCTACCGTAAACAGCACTGGAGCCGGATCAAAGGTCGGAACCGTGGCGGGCGACGAACGCACATACCTGAGATAGAGGCAGTCTGAGGGATAATTGTATTCGTATAGGTAGGGCGGCAACGCGTATGTGGTTGACCAAACGCCACCCCCGTAGAGCAATCCATTGGCCGCGTAGGCGGAACGGATCAGCGATAGGTTTGCGTAGCGGCGGGCGAACGGCCAGTCCTTGGCTCTCAGTGCTTCGTCGCGGGACTGACCATAGAGGCGGAGCATGACCCGAGAGGCGCGTGTGCCTTCGTTGATATCGCTGATCGCACGCGGATACCCGATGAGATCGAGTGCCTGATTTACTACGTCTTCCGGTGCGTTAACGGCCATACCATTGCGGCCTCCAATTCAAATCCCTTGCCAGTGTTATTTACCAATAGCGGGTTTCAGCGAGGTTCACGAAACCCTGTGCCTCTTCTAGCTTTTCTTTGGCAAGGTCGGGACGGCCAGCAATAGAGAGTGCCAGGGCTGCGGCAACCGCCCTTACAGCGGTCTCAACAAACAAGGGGTCCCATTCGGCCTCGATTGCATTGGTCGTGTAGACCACCAGTGGGAAGGAGAGTGTTGTCCAAATTACCTTCACCCCCATTGCGGCCGATTGGGCGACCGCCCAGCGCACCGGTTGGGGATCGAACTGACTTATCGTGAAGGAGAGGATTTGCCGGATCTCTATCGCGTCTGCCGGATAGATGATCTCATTGGTCCATGGTGCGGGTGGAGTGCCGCCGGTTGTAATTCCAGCGGCTTCCTTACGGGCAAAATCCCATGAGAACTTCCGTAGCCATGCCTGGATTGTGCTCGTGTAGATGACATTCGCGGCGATCGACTCGGGAGTGCCGTCATTAAAGCTGGATATAGTTGACTGGCTCCCGATGTGCTCTAAGGCACGATTGACGATATCAATGCTAGTGATTGTCAGTTAAATCGCGCCTCCCTTATTGGGCTGTGCCGGAAACCGACACGCCTTGAATGGTCGCCGTGCCTCCGGTGAGAGCTAGAACATCAACATCGATCCAATAACCAGTGCCTAGGCTGAGGGCGCTGTTTACCGAGCAACGGATCGAAAATGCGCTACCTTCCGCGCTGGAACTACTGGTGACGTTCTGCGGAGCACCACAAGGAGTTCCGGTTGGAGCCGCCCCATTGACGGGCGCGGTGCCGGTGCCGTAACGGGCACTGATCTGGACTCCGTCATTATTGACGCTATTGTTGGCGATGCCTTGAATGGTGAAGTCGATGACGCCATTGATCGGCGGGGTTAGGGTTTGGTTCAACCCCATCATCACCCCTGACGTGCTCGTGGTAGAGGCGGGATTGATCGCCGATGATGTGAGAGACGCGTTCGGGTAGCTGTAGCAAGTGTTGTTGTTGCTGCACGTGTTGTTTCTTATGACAACATGGACACCCGAAGCGGCGTTCGTGATCGCCGCATTAGTGACGCCACGAATCCGATTACCTTCGATGATAAAATCGTCGCCACCGCCCGCGTCAACAACCACACCGTTGAAATTGGGTCCCCATGCGGGGCAGTTGCCGAGTTGATTTCCGACGATGCTGAAACCAGAGACGCCACCGGGGACGTGGACCGCAACACCGCCCGTGCGGCTCATGCCGCAAATCTGGTTGCTTTCGATTAGGTGCTCACTGCCGCGTTGAAGATCGAGGCCAGCAGCGCCCCATTGCCAGACCAGATTGTTGACGAATTGCAGGTCGCCTTGGAATGTTCCACCGCCGAGGATTTGTAGCCCAATGGAGTTTATGCCGGCTCCGCTTGCTAGCTGCGAATTGCTGATCGCAAATCCGGAACCCGCAGTGATAACAATGCCGTCGTTGAGTTCACCGCCGAAGGTGCTGTGCAGGACTTGAACCGAAGCGCCGCCAGACGAGAGTCCGGTGAGTGCAGCCCCGGTGAAATCCGTATCCAGGATGTTCATCACCGTGCTGGTGGTCTCGATGGTGACCAGATTGAGCGCGGCCGGTCCCACGAACCGCCAGATGGCAGAACCATCCGGGATGTTCTGGTTGTAGGCTTTCAGCGGAGGCTGCGAGCCTCCGCTAGTGCCGGCGCTGAACAACTGCACCCAATAAGGCACACCCCCTTGGGTGATACTTACGATGGTGCCGACACTGGAATAGACCGTGTTCGCGACCCAATTGACCGGAGTGGCCTGTGTGCCAGAGGCGGGTTGCACCACGGGGTATGGTTGGTCGAACTTGTCGCGGACTAGATATCCGTCGCCCTGGAGTTCAACGATAGTGTTCCCGTAGACGCCGTAAGCGGTCGTGTAGCCGATGACGAAATCGCCCGTGCTCGGTCCGACAAAAATGGCGTTGCTACCGCCGACGATCAGGTCATCCCAGACCGTGCATTCGACGCAGTTGTCGCCCAAAACGAGGACGGGTTTTGTCGCGCCGAACTCAGTACCGTTAGTGCCGTAGCCTATCAAAAAGAGATCGGTGAGATGCTGACGCGGCCCGGTCATCGTGATCAGCGTTGTATCGATGCCGCACGCCGAAATGCTCGCCCCGAGCTTGCTCGCACCGACTAGATACATGCCCTGCAACGTCCCCATTGAGACGTTGGCGTTGAGGCAGAACGGGTTGGCTGCCGCCGGAACCAGCACGCGACCGGCACTAAATGCGTTGAGTGAGTTCAAGTAATTGAAAGCTGCTTGGAGCGACGCCACATTGGTCGCCCCATCCACGGGTAGACCGGTCGGCTTGCCGCCATACCAGCGCCAGTCGATACCCTCAGCGGGGAATTGTGCGATCCAGCACTTGTTATCGGAACTCTGGACCTGTGCGCCGTTATCGCCTGCGCCGCCGTTTAGGCTGCACGCACTATTAGAGGACGCATAAGCCAGTGGTGGAGTGTCACCCTCTGTGTAGAAGCCGAGTCGAACCACTTCTGGGAAGGCAGAAGCGGGCGTCGCCCGTAATGCCGTATTGGTCGGTATGGCTTGGAGGGTGCTGAGATTGGCGACGCAGTTAGAGATCGCGTTGAAATCGGCGTTGATCTGGCCGGATAGGATCGGCTGCGGCGGACCGCCAGGAAAGTGATCCTGGAACACATAAGGGACCGGGCACGTAGCCTGAGCCGGCGCGACCAGATCGATTTGTGGGATGAGCTTTTGTGCCGGGGTGAAACCGGTAAGGATGAGTGCTGCGCCGAATATTCCGACAGCAGCCTTGGCAATAAGACGATTTAACAATTACATCAGCGCCTCCCTAGTGGCGAGTTCGGTTCTTTATTCTACTGGCGTGGGAGCAGTCTCGGTCGGTTCGACCGGAGCTTCGACCACTGGTTTATTCTTTCGGCCACGTTTCTTGACCGCTACGATTGGGTTCTCGCGTGCCTCTATCGCTGGCAGCACGGCCGGGCCGCATGCCCATGGACCATTAAGCCGGTCAATATGGGAACGCAGATCGGGACGAACCCGAGGACCCGAGGTCAGCGGGCCGCGATCATGGTTGTGCGGATCGAAGGGATTAGTCATCGTCGCCTTCGTCCTCATCCATCTCATTTTCACAAGCCATAGCGATGATCTGGATTTCGATGCGGCATCCGTGATCGCCCTTATGGACACTGGTGACGGTGCCGAAACAGCGCATGTCGATCATGTCGCCGATATCGCAGTCATCCTCCAGGCCGAGTTTTTCTAGCTCTGACTCCGTCAGACAGATCCGCAACCCACATGGGTAATCCGGCTTGTCCATTGGCATCGGAAGAAAAGCGTCTAGCTTCTCATCGTCACTAAGTTCCATATCAATCAATTTGGACCAGCCCATTACATCGCCCCCATAGGTGCAGCACCATTAGGAACCGCGCCAGCATCGGCGGGTGCCCCACCTGGAGCGGCTTGTGCGGCAGCCGGTGCGCCAGGAGCCATACCGGCTTGCTGGTTCGCCATTGCCATTTCCTCTTCCTGCCGACTGTGCATCTTCGCCATGTCTTCATGGTGACGGTTGCGCATCTCGACATGCTCTTTGTGGTGCTTTGCATTCATACCGGCATGCTCGTGCTCGTGCCGGCGATGCATCTCGTGCTTGTTGCCCTTTGCATCGGCATGTTCGGCTTCGTGACGCTTTTCCATGTCACGGTGCTCCTCGCGGTGCGTGCCGTGCTGGTCACGCCGTTCCGTCTCGTGCCGCTTGTTCATCGCCATGCGATCAGCGCCGTGACGTTCGAATAGACGATCAGAGGGATTCTTTGTCTCGATTGTTGTCTCGACGTGCTCGCTCTCTGATTTCTGTTCTTTCGATTCGGGCTTGTCGTAGAGCTTCTTGGCTTTTTGCTTCCGAGGGTCCATCCGAGTGTCTTTTTTTTCGGCCATTGGCAGTTATTCCGTGCTGTAAAGTTTCTTTTGACGGACCTTGTGTCCCGCCCTCATTGCGTTCTCGGCGAAACGAGCCTCTTTGCCCAGCTTACCCGGAGCGTCTTCATTCTCTTGTGCAAACTCAGCCGTGCTCTTACCGGCACGCTTGGCCTTTTCGGCGAACAAGCCGGGATGCTTGGCAGCACCGGCCTTGATCCAATTCTTTTTCTTTGCCATTGCTGATGTGCTCCTACTCGATAGATCAATCAGTGTCAGATTTGCCATTGATGGTTCCTGTAAAGATCGGGGTATTTACAGTTTCGCGACCGATCCGCTGCCGCCAGTTCGTTTAGGGAAAAAGGATGGGAGGGCTTTAGTGGACGCGGCGGGCTTGAATGATGCCGTATCCGCCGCACGCACCGGCTGAGAAGCCGCATTGGGCGACCATAAAGATGGTCGTAGTGCCGCTAAGATTTTGGCGAACTGGACCGAGGCTCTGTGTGTAGGGAGAAGCGGACGCGTTTGAAGGAAGGCTAATACCGGTCTGACCGACAATTTCGGCAAGGTTGCCCGGAGTGATTACGCTAAACGCGTTGGTAGTAGTCGAGATACCCGATGTAAGGCTGGTAGTGGTGTTCGACCCGGCTCCACCGTCATAGGAGAAGGAGGCCCAAACGTCCCAATCACCGGCCGTTAAACTGATCGAGGTTATGGTTTTCGGGGTCAGCGTAGTCAGAGCGAGTTCCGATGCCCCGAGCACGGTAGAACTCACATACTCGCCGATGTTGCCGGCGCTCGCGTTTGTGTTCGTGGTGACTCCCGGAAGCTGGCCTACGGTCGCGGAACAATAAGCGGTGGCGTTCGAGAGATCGCTGCAAGCGGGTTGCGCCTGTGTGAAGCTGTTACCGGTAAAGCCGGTCAGGAAGTTGTGAGCGCTCGTTATGGCCACATCCACGTCATGCGAGGCACGATGGACTATCGGGAGGAAATCGTGTTCGAGAAAGACGCCGAGCGTTATGCGGCATTGCTGGCGCTGTTCGATGACCCGGAGCTAGAGCAGCTTGCCGAGTCGGAGGCCCGGCAGATGGCCCGTCACGCTGGGGATATGGAGGCATGACAGAGCAGCAGCGCACTCGGCTTGCTGCCGAGGCATTGAAGGCGAGCGTGCGGTTTTCTGCCGAGGTTATTTCCATCGTTGATATGACCTCGCAGATACCGCTCTCGACCCTGAACAGCACCGCGACCATTACCACCATGCGGGTTCATATTAGGACAATGAGCCGCTTTCTTGACATGCTAGAGTTGGGCTGAGGCACTAACCGAGCGCCGGGACAACAATAATAAAAACCCGGCGCTTTATAGTGCTCCCGCACCAAACCGGTCGGAACAGCCGGTTTCAACCCACAGGAGATTTAGACAAATGCGAACCTTCACGCTTACCGCTGCGGTATTTCTCGGCTTTGTTGGTATCGCTGAGGCCGAGGAAGATCCGTTTCATTATTGCCGTCGCGTCACCCTGGACGATAACCCACGACCGGCACCGGCATCGTTGGTTCCGGCATTGGCGATGGCTTTCAACGAGTCGCAATCTACTGTGCGGGAACGGCTCCGCTTTGGCGCATTCCGTTTCCGCTGCTATCAAGGCGCAGTCATGGGCTGTTCGATGGGTGCAAACCTCAACTGCGGCAAGGCCGATACCCGAACCCGCAACGATGGAGCGGACGCCTATTGCCGCGAAAATCCCAACGATCCTAACATTCCCGCTGTTGCTACCGGCCATGCCACTGTGCTGCGTTGGCATTGTGTCGGTACCCATGCTGTTGCGAGCCGAGGTTATCAGCCGGTTGATCCTCGCGGTTTTGATTTGAGCAACTGGCAGGTTCTTCACGAATAGGACCGCAGAGACCGAGCGGCCTCACTTGCGCTCATTGCTGAGCGCAAGCGGCAGGGACAACAACAATAAACTTGCCGCTCTCCTGTGCGATCCCTCCCGCCGATCTGGCGGCCCTGGAGCCGTTCATCGGTTTGGTCAGATATCCGAAAATCCCAACCATCATCATGGCGGACATGGACCGCCTTAACCTCTATTAGGGGAGCCGTTTATGGCACGATCAAATGCGGCTCTTGTCGAGCCGGTCGGGGAGCCTATGCGCGTTTATGGTTATGTAAGGGTCAGCACCACCCGACAGGCCGAAGAGGGCTTGTCGCTGGATGAGCAGCAGCGCCGCATTGCCGGCCGGGCGATGGAACTCGGCTGTGAGATCGACCGCTGTTTTGTCGAACGCGGTGTCAGTGCCGGCACCTTCATGCTGGCCGAGCGGCCCGAGGGCAAGAAGCTACTCGGTCATTTGATGCCCGGCGATCTGGTTATCTCGCCGAAACTGGATCGCATGTTTCGGAATGCCGAGGATGCTTTGGCCACCGTGCGCCGGTTCAAGGAGCGTCGGGTCCGGCTGGTCTTGCTGGATATCGGCGGCGAAGTGACCGAGAACGGCAACGGGCTGGCCAAGATGTTTTTCACGATTGTCGCGGCGTTTGCCGAATGGGAACGGCATCGTCTGCGGGAACGGGTACAGGCGGCCAAGGACTACGGTAAAGCCGAGGGGCTATTCCGAGGCGGCTCACGTCCTTTCGGCTATCAGGTGACCACGAGAGCGGACGGCATGAAGGTTCTGGAAGACGATCCAGCCGAACAGGCGAAGATCGCCGAAATCCGTTCCCTCTACCGGGCTGGCAAGCTGGGCACCCACAAGCTGGCCGAGCGGTTCGGTCTCTCGACCAGGACCGTGCACAAGATCATTAAGAGCGGCTGAAAAAACCCCGGCGGGATAACGGGGATAACCTGCCGGGATTTGGGTAGTGTCCTAATTTGGGGAATTATATAGTTCACAAACACGGCGACCTAAAAGTGGGCGGGATCGAAGAAGCCGGGCGCGGTCGGCGGATCAGTGAGGCCATTGCGAAAGCAGATTCCGTGGCAATACCAGACCTGCCATTTACCCGTCGCTGTCTCAACTGTAATGCGGCACGGATCGGTGTCAGCGGGCTCGATAGACTCCGCACAGAAACAGCATATTACGCCAAACGGAGGCGGATCGGCTGGCACCTCACCCGCCCTCTGGCTTCTTCGCCGGCTCGCCGATTGGTGCGACGTTGATGTATCGGCCTGTTCTGGCCAAATCCTGCGGTGATCCAGGAAACGGCCTTCGAACCCACGCACGCTTAAAACCTCCGGTCCCGGGGCCGCCTGGGGGCATCTGCTCCCACTCACTCGTTGCCGTCGTGCTGAATGTTCATCTCGCCTCGCTCCCTTTCTGTTCCGCCACTATAGCCGCTCGCACCGCGAATACGCGAGAGGCGAAGGCTAAGTTTATCGAGTATCTGGGTATACCGGCCGATCAACTCGACCTCGATGTGGTCGTGTATCGTCCACTCGCCGAACCTGCCGACTACGATCACAATGACGGCAGCCATATGATCTTCGATGGTATCGTGGCTGAATGTGTCTGCGAATGGCATTTCAGACCGGAACCCGATCCGGAAGATTCTTAGTAGTCCAACAACCTAAAAAAACCCCCGGCAGGTTTTATCCTGCCGGGGCGCTTTTTCCATTTGGGCCGTTAACCGGCCTCTTTTTTTATTTCTCTTGATCGTGATGTAGGTTGGGGCTACATCCTCACAATGCGTGTGCCCTCGCATTGTTGTGGCAATCTCTCATATATACCCGGTGCGTGCGCCACCGCCTTGTAGTGTGCGACGTTAGATCCCCCATTGCGAGGTTCTGTATGTGTTCAATCCGATCCATCAACATTTCCTCGCCACGGCTCTGTTAGAGTTTGGTTCGGTAATTTCCGAACGGGAGATCCGCGAGTTTTTGTTGCGGCTTGTTGATGCTGTTGGCATGCAAGTTCTTGACGGTCCGTTGACCGCTGGTTGTGAAGATCTCGGCAACGAGGGTGTCACCGGTTTTGTGTTGCTTTCGACCTCGCATGCTTCGCTGCACCAATGGGATCGTGGCGGGCCGGAAGATCGCCCTTATTTCAATTTCGACCTATACAGTTGTCGCGAGTTCAACCCGCAAGATATTCTCGACATGCTGGCCGAGTCGTTCCAGCCCATCGAGATTTCCCATCAGATAATCCGACGCGAACCCAGCCCGGCCGTGTCTCATCTAGGCTACTTAGGCTTTCGTTTACTTCTTTGGCTTCGACTCTTGTGTGGCGCATAATGTGCCATCCTGTCGTTGGGGGAAGGCGTGGGCCGGGCCGAACTCGAAACTTCACTGAGCACACTAGACGTTTGGCTGATCATTTTTGGCGTGTTCGTCGCGATAGGCGTTGTTGGGGAATCGGTAGTGGGGTTTCTCCACTGGCGTAGAGGCAATGAACTGCAAGCGCTCCAAACGGCTGAGAATCTAGCGCAACAGAAAGATATTGCCCGACTTTCGGCGGAAACTGCGACAGCAGAGCAGCACGCAGCCGAAGCCAACCTCGCATTGGCAAGGTTTAAAGCGCCGCGCACGCTTAACGCAGAACAGCGTAAACGTATTGCAGACGAGGTAAAGGCTTTCGCTGGCACCACATACGATGAGGGGGTGGGGCCGATAAATGATCCTGAGCCTCAATTTTTATTAGATGCGATCGGAGGCGTTCTTAGGGAGGCTGGCTGGCGGCAAATTGATTGGCAAACGTCCGAGTACATAATGGGTTTGCGGCGAGTGGGGCAGCCGGTCGTGGGGGGTGTCTCGGTGACAAACGTGATCGTCGAATATCCACCAGACAATAAACGGCTTTCAGAAGCCGCCACAGCTTTGGCGGCGGCTCTGATCGCAGAGGGAATCGCGGCGGGGGCCATCGCGAGTGACGGTCTCGGAGGCGGCGGCATCAACACCAATCCCAATACGATCCATGTTATGGTGGGCCGAAAATTATAAAGTCGCCATTTGCGTGACGTGCGATCCCGAAGCAAACGGGAGTCAAATGTATAATTCCCGTTCGGCCTTATCGGGGATGTCGCGCAAGGCGGCCGATAGCTGGTCTAGCTTATCGGCATTGCGAATCGATGAGCAACCGTGCGACGCTTGGCTTAATGGATTTTCAACGCGCGATGGTGCATGCCTTGCGTTGCGCATATTCCCGGAGGCATCAGAATCGAGATGTACCCCGGCGATCACCCTCCACCCCACTTTCACGCTCGTCATGGCGGTGACGTGGCTAAGTTCCGCATCGCCGATCTGACGATCTTTAAGGGGTCGTTGCCGTCCGCAACCGAGCGGCTGGTGAAATCATGGGCGGGTCAGAGCAACCGCCAACAGGCCCTAGCGTTGAATTGGGTACTGTGTGAGACGCTCCAGATGCCGAGGAATATCCCGTGAGCGATATGGATACGTCCCCCTTCCATCAAATCGCAAGCGTGACCGCAGGATCAGACTATATTCTGAATATAGTCTGGGATGGCGGCTCGACGATGGCAGTGGACATGCAAGGTATCATAAGAGAGGGGACCGCATTCGCACCGCTGAAGGATAGAGATTTGTTCGCAACCGTTCGGATTGGGGAGTATCGCCAGAGCATAGAATGGCCCGATCCCATCAACCGAACCGAGATTATGGTCGATTACCACGCTGACTCTCTCTACCGCCGTGGCGAAGACCAGCACCGCACATCTCTGACACATAGATTCATCACGGAAGTGCGCAGGATACTGCGCGGCTCCGCATCGCAACAGGCCCCCGAGGGGCGCTAGCCTGAGCGGATTATCGCCGTTCAGCTTTGCCGAGCCGGATCGGGTCGCGCGGGCGTTTGAGACGCTTGGTGTTCATAGCTTCGCAGTTTGCCCATGCGAGATTTGCCGCACCGCAGCCTCGCGGAGGACATCCGCTCCCTGGGCGACGAGACGCAGGTCCGCTTCGTATCCTACTATGCCCTGAACGGCTGCGAGGGCGGCATCGTAGGAGTGCTGTACCGAGATATACTGAACCCGGAGCACGCCATCGGGCGCATTGATGCTCGGGCGACTATGCTCAAATTGGAAGCCGTCGTATTGAGAGACGATTGCCATGCGCCCGAATATGGCACGACGAGGCGGATCGGCAAACCCAGCATTAACCCTGCCGCCAGCCTGTTACAATCAAACTGACCACTCCACAAGCTTGGTGGCCGGGGCTGAACACCCCGTAAATCCTAGACGGTTTTGACCGCCTGGGAACCGGGCCATAGGAGTAACCCGGTCGGAGCCGACTTCTTCGTCGCCTCCTCTCGGAGACGCTTATTCCGTCCGACCCCGGCCATAAGATCCTATGTCGATTTGGGCGTTCATCCCGTTTTAAGCATAACCTCGCGTTGGCCGGGATAGCGAGCCGAAATATGGGTAGTGTCCTAATTTGCCGCTAGTGCCGCCTGCGGTTCGTCTCAAAAGAGCCGGGCAGTCTGCGATGTATCGCATCTTCGGATCCCGTTTCCGTATTCCGGCCAACGGTTCCGGCCACGATATTTCGCGCTCGGTCCGGCCCCCAAAGATCGAATGCCTCCTTTACGGCCGGGTGACTCTCGTCGATCTCGTGATTGCGGAAGCGCGCTAGCGCTTTAAGCGTTCTAACTCGCTGTTTCTGGTTCAT